GTTTGCCATATTTCTGTATTTTGAAACCAAGGTGTTGACCTGGATTGTATCGGGAGGGTTCTTTTCCCGGATACCGTCGGCTGCGACTCTTCTTTCCATCCAGATTCCGGCATTGTCTATGTTTACTCCCATATCTTCCATGGCGTAGGCAACAGCCAGACAGACAATAACAGGGCGAACCAGTTCGATGGTGCGTTGTTGTTGGTCTGAAATGGTGTCTGATAACACCGCCTGCCGGAGTTCACTCAAATCAACGATATCAGATATATCCAGGTCTTCGGACCGTCTGATAAAAGCCTGCATGTAACGAAATACAATGTGACCTATTGGTTTGTAATATTGTGAGAAAACAAACCGGTCCGGGATCAGTTCTCCCCGTCCGGCTTTGTAATACTCAGACTCTTTAAATTCGGGGAATGAATCTATTTTGTCAAGAAAATGATTGATGATAAGGTCGAGCTGATCGAAACCATTTCGCCGGAAGATTTGTTTCAGGTCTTCCTCCTGATAACGATAGAGAGAATCGGTATTTTCTCCGGCAACCCGGGCAAATCCTCCGGAAAGCAGGAGTGTATTCAGGAGTGTGAAATTCTCATACACAGTGATATTTGCAACTGCTTTCCGGCACATTCCGATTTCATCGGGGAACCTTGTCTGATCTTTTGCGATCCGGTTGAACAGCTTGGTCCCAAGCAGAGGGATTATATATGTGTTTTCCGTAGCCAGTAAAAGATTTTGAATCCGGCTACAGTCGTAGGATGATGCAATCTGAATGTAGTCCTTCAGTTCATCAATTAGCTGATCTGAGTTTTCTGAGAATAACATTATGCCAGGTTTTTAGTGGTCCCTGATCCTGAATCGAGGGTTGTTAATATTGTATTCCGGAAGCGTAGCTGTATGTCTTTTACTCCGTTGAACTCCAGCATTGCTTCGATGGGATCGAGCAGGTTTTGCCGATCGAGCCAGGCCATGGCGATGTTTACCAGAAAGGCTTCGCGGATATTGCTTCCGCCCTGATTTCCGGCATATGTGCCACCGGGCATTCCGGCACCCAACACATTCGGATTGACCATCAACGAAAACAGGATTTCGCTGTTTGCAGCTGCTGAAGTGACCAGTTTGTCGTCGGCTTTGTATTTGTTATCGAGAGGTTCGATAATCCACTGCTCTTCAGGCCTTCCATTGTTTCCGATCGTGTAATGGGTGAAAATGGCTTTGTTTGCGTTCTTTGTATCTGTCAGGCTTTCTTCGATTGCGTCCATTTCTTCCTGAATCTTTTGACGCCGTTCTTCCGGATTTTTGTAGTCTTTTTCCGGATACCGTTTGTCCCAGTACGCATAAGGTATCTTTATATGCCAGGTCCAACTAATTTGATTTTCATAGGCTTTGTCCAGGAAAGCCGGAATTTTATTGGCTATACTTATCCATCCGGCTAATTTGGCAGCCCACCAGGCAGGCATAGGATAAATGTCGCTGCTGTCCCACTCGTCGCGGAGCGGATAGATGTAACTTCTTCCGGCAATTTTTCCGGCGTAGCGGATACGCTCGAGGTCGGCCAGGGGATCGTAGTTATCGAGGACTGGATAAACTTCGATATTTTGGGGATTAGAGATATCCGGCCATTCTCCGGAGACAATGCAGTTTTCAATTATGCCGTTACGCGGCTTTGTCAAACGGCAATGCAGGGCGTTGATGGCATTTATCCCAACGATCTGATTCCCTGCTATATTTGGGATCAGCTGTGGAAAGGATATACCGAATTTCAGGATATCCCGGTAGGCGTTGGCCAGATAACGCCGGACTGTCCGGGACTGAAGGAAATTAATAACCTGAGAATCATTAACGACTTCTAACAACTCATTGCCTTTTGCATCATAACCGGAGACTTTACAAGGAAAAACGCCTTGCCCCATGACAACCCGGTGCAGGAATTTAAGTCCGGTGCTGAGAACTCCGGTTTGCCCGATTATTGTTGCTGCTTTTTGTGGGAAATCGTTGGAAGTTGTCCAGGCGCAACATTCGTAGTTCCCTACTTTTACCGAATCTTCTACTTTTTCGGTTTGTACGGAGGATTTGACCGTTTCGGGTGCGCCGGTGGTAGAAGCGAAGAATTTTTCACCGTAGGCCATTAATGGGGTACCATTTCCGGAGGTAAGCAGCTTAACACTCATAACACAACCTCCTTTCCGTTAAAACGAATGATCCGGTCAATCCCTACCGGAGTGGGATGGCCGATGGAGTTACCGTTTTTATCAACGGGAAGTACTCCCCTGTAACGGTTTGCTGTCATGTCCATGTTCAGACCGCAGCTTACCCCACGCGGGATAAATACCCGTTCGCCGTTTAATTTATCGAAAGTAATACTAAAAACTTCCTGTTCCCCGGTTCTCGGGTTTGTTTTAATGTCCATTTCCTGAAGAACAGTTTTTCGCCGAATCGTTGCCATTATTCAAATCTTTTCGGCGAAAATAGGAGGGAAGGAAAGGAGAAAAAAGGACAAAAAAAACGGAGCTGCTTGCTCCGCTTTTCTAAACAGTATCAAATACTCTTTCGGCTTTTTTCCAATCGTCCGGAGGAGTAAATCCACAGTCGTTTATTACTTCTACGCCGTTAATGTTTCCGTACCGGCAATATATTTTCAGACAGTTCCGGAGGTCGGACAATGTTGTTTTTACTTGCGCCATTTCACTGCGTAGCTCAATATATTCCTCCGGTCGGGGAAATACACCGCGCAGGTGAAACATTTTATTGGCCAGTTCTTTTTCTTTAGCCTGGTATTCATCCAAAGTTTTAACCAGGGATTTTACAGAAATCTTGCCGTTAACTGAATGCTTTGTCAGATTAATCATAAATTACTCCTTTCCTGTTTCCAATTTTTTTACAGTGCTTCTTTCCTGGGCAGCAATGACTTTCAGGTGTGCAGCGGCTTCCTGCATTTGCTTTGCAATATCTTCCAGTGCTTCTGCCATCCGGACGATTTGCTCGTTTGTAAAACATGCCGGCTTACCATTCACCAGATAACCGTTTATACGCTGATGTATCCAGAATTTAGACTTTCCGAAATAGTCTTTTGCGATAGATGCAAATGAAACGATATTGCCGATCCGCTGTAATTCGTTCATGACACTGATGTGTGATGCCAGTTCGAGGGTCGGTTTCATTCCGGTACGTGCAGCTTCTTGCAGCTTTTTTTTTCGGGAGTCCGGAAGGCTTTCGAGTTCCTTCAGCCGGGCATCCAGATAAGCTTCTTTTTCGTCGGTTGTTAAACCTTCCATTCCGCGGAGGATATTGTCTAAATCCTCATTACTAAAAAATGTTGTCTTTTTCATACTTCCTCCTTTTTTATAATCTTTAAAATGTGTCCCCCGAAGGGGACACGTTCCTGGTTTATTTCAGTTTAGAGAACTGATCCAGAATCGCATTAATCAGCGTTTCTTTTTCTGTCTCCGTCAGTCCCATTTGCTTCCAACCTTTCGAGTAAAGAAGGAAAAGGTTTTCCAACATTGCCCGGTGGAAAGCGGTGGGCTGATTGCAACTTTCAATAATTTCCAAGAACTCTTTTAAAGATTCCCTCATAAACTTAGTATTTGGGGTTAAACTTCACTACAAAGATAATAAACTTTAGTTTATTACAAAAGCTTTTGTCAACTTTTTTCAATTTTTTATGCGGACGGGTACAAAAGTGTTGTTGTTGAAGCGTAATGTGCTGTTGAATTTGGTCCAGATAATTTTGTCGATAGCGTCGCCGAAGTGGGTTGCTTCTTCCGGAAGTACTCCGCTCCGGCTACTTTCGCTTTTTTTATCCTTACCGAAGCGGCCATCGTGTTCCGTTACGCGGGTATTATTCATACTGATAATGGAAAATTTACACCGGACACCGTTAAACCGGATACCGGGGAAACGCGGATCTGCTTCCTTGAAAATATTTTGAATGAGCAGGAATTTATCGTGTTGGGGTGGCTCCATTCCCTGATGGACCTGAGGAATAACGTACCAACCGTTTGACTTCAGGCGTTCGATGGCCTGTTCGTTGTAGCTTTGTGAACTGTTTGCCTGCCGGTGATCCCCGTACCGGTCGCGGATGTAAATAACGGTACGTTCCTGGTGATGTTCGTAGTAACGACAAAATGAGTCGATCAGGGCATTTATCATCGTTGTGGGTGCCTGATCGGGTTTGACGAAAAATTCGTTTATAAAATTCTGCAATTCTACCTCAGAAAAAAGGCCGGTGACGAAATCAAAGTTCCGGGGTTGGCTGACGGTCAGGAGGCTGATCCGGGCACCCCAGTCAAATGAAAGTTCCAGAGGCTTGTGTGTGTCACAATCCGAATCATAGCGGCAATCTTTTTCGGAAAGCCGGTTCCAGTCGAAATTTGAATCTTCTGCTACGTCCCGGATAAAAGCGTCATTAGTGGCATTATAATAGATATGGCGGTCGGAGAGGGGATAATAGCAATCTTCTACTTTATCGATCACCATGTTCATGATCTCAATCAGGAAGGTCAGCAGCGTTTGTTTTTTATATTCCCGTTTGATATAGGAAAAGCCTACGTTTTGGATGTTATCGAAGGCGTTGGCCAGAGTGAACAGTGTACCCTCTTTGCTGACAAAAGGTGCAATACTCTTTTTCAGACGAACCGTTTCGTTCCAAATGCTTTTGAATTCAGATTCTGATTCGCAGTCGAGCAGCTCCAACTGTAATTTTATTATCCGGTTCCAGATTTCGAAAAGCCGGATTCCGCGTTCTTTTTCGTAGTAGTTGCCGATATCAAGCAGCCATTTTTGTTCGGCGGTGTATGGCATGGAACTGGAATAGTGGAAACCATGATGCCAGGGGATCGGTTGCGGGCTGCGTGGCCCGAAAATACCTTCGTTTCCCCGGTTGGTCGGTGATGTTTCTTCGTCGTAACGCTGTTTATTTATTGTTAGTGCTTCGTCCAGAATTTCGTAATCGACGGATGCTCCACGCGCTGATCCGGCGCGGTCCTGAGAAAGAAGCAATAAGCCGTTACCGTTCGAAAAACTGACAAAATTGTCGAACTTCATTACTTTTTCGTAGGGTTGCAGGAAATGATCCGGCGGTCGGCGGTTGATGACGTAGTTGCCGGGATCTTTGGCTGAGACGTGCATTTTGTATCCGAGAGCTTCCAGTAGTTTGAAAGTGGATGGAAGTGTGCGTGTGAGTAGCTGTCCGAAAGTCTGTCCGGTTACGGCGGTTAAGGCCCGGGACATGGTCCGGTTAATCAGGTTGATGTCCCAGGCTATTCCTGCCGATTTTCCGGTGCCGCGTCCCCAGATATCGGCTTTGTTTTTGGCCTGAAGGAGTACGCCGATCTGTTGTGCCGGGTTGAATTGTATTTTTTGTTCGATCATGAGTTCATGATTTCGGTGATGTCATCGTCGGTAGCCGGATTGATCAGGGCGTCTGCAATGCGTGTGCGCTGATCGATCGGTATGTTCAGGAATTTGTTCAGGTCGAGGTTATAGGTATTGTTGTTGACCTGGATCGGGATAACGATCTGATGTTTTTCCAACAGACGCGGATCGATATTATTCTCGGGAGCTTCGCCCAGGGCTTTTATCAGATTTGCCTGAGCTGCTGCCCAGGCTTTCAGATTGCCGGTGTCCTTTGCCTTCTGACAGAGTTCGATAATGTCGTTTAATAGCCAGTTACGCCAGAGTTCATAATCGAAAGTTTGGCGGCTGTTGAACATACGGACGGCGTTCCGGCAATCTTCATAAGCCTGTGTCCGGCTCAGGCCGGGATACTTTGCCTGAAGTATGGCAACTGCATTTTTTGTTACCGGATTTTTTTCAAGAAGTTTGGAGGCAGAGACCCAACGGTCGAGCATTTCACGTTGCCGGAGCGGAAGGGTAGATTCATTTCCTTCCAGGATGTAGGATTTTATGGTTTCGTAGTCCTGATCTTCGAGTGCTTTCATTGCGATGTTTTTGCAAAGGAAGTCAGGATCCGGAAGATGGAAAAGGACAAAAAAAAGCCCCGGCGTGAACCGGGGCTGAGCTGGATTGTAAATACCAGGGTGATTTATTCGGTAAATTGTATTTTTAGCTGACGCCGTTCCAGATCGTAATCTTCCATGGTCAGTTGCCGGAGGGTTTTCAATTTGGTTTCGGCTTCACCCAGAATATTCTTGGCTTCACGAAAATTTGTTTTAGCCATATCTACCAGAGTTAATTGTTTGTCGATTTCGTTTTGCTTTAGTTCCACAAATTCAGCCCGGGAGGTGAAATAACGGTAGAGGGCATAGTAACATTCCATCCGGTAACGTGTCACATTGTCTTTTGCCTCAGGAGCAACGTTTTTTGGATTGATAGTAAAGAGCCAACCGAAAACTAGTTCAAAGGGAATACAGGCCATTTGATAAACTTTTCCATCAGCTCCAGTTGTCCCCCTGAGGGGGATAACTGCACCCAAAATTTCATCCTCTTTAATTTTTTCCAACTGAGTTGTATAATTAATTCCCAAAGCGTCACAAATTGGTTTAATCGGAACAAATTTTCCTTCAGGTTCATTCAGGATTCCAATTTCTTTACCGTTGACATTTGCTACTACCATTGTTTTTGTTTCCATGATCTTAGATTTTAAATATTATACATTAAGTTTTTATTTCAACAATGCAAATATAAATAAAACATTTCCATACTTCCAAATGAAAAATCAATTTAATTATTTGATAATCAGATAGTTGTACTAAAATCAGACACTTAACAATGTAAAATATTCTGATAATAACGAAAAAAAAGATCAAGGAAGATGAAATTCTCGGTTCAATAGGGGGCTGAGTACTTCAAACGGAAGGTGAACACCCCCAGTTGCTATATATTGGAAAATCCGGAGAAAGAAAAGCCCCGGCGTGAACCGGGGCGAAGTTTATTTCTGTTTAAGGGTGAGCAGCCAGACGAAAG